AATTGAGTTATTTTCTCTACCCCATTGTTCGTGAAATAATACCAATAAATCTTTATAAGAACGAATACCAACCCTTTGTTGTATCAATTCTATCTCACTATTTATGACATTGTAATAAGGTAAATCATTATCCATTTTTTTCTCCCTAAATTAATATTTGCTGATAATATTCTTTATGTATATCTTTATTTACTTTTTTATTAATATTTTTAAATATGTGTGCAATTACATCAATAGTCCAACCATCACCTAAAACATCTTGTGCTTGATTAAAACTTAATGTTTTAGTGTAACCAACAGGAACAGTTTGTGCTTGTTCAAGTTCTTCTCTTGTTAAAAACCTACAAAAATCTTCAAACTCAATTAAACCTGAATTTGGGCTTCTATCTTGTTTCCTTAAAAGGCAGCCAACCTTTTTTGAATTTGTAATATTTTTACAATTTTTTATATTGTTTCCTTTATTACCATTGTTCCACATTTCTATTCTTGATTTTGTTTTTTTTAATTTATATTGTTTACATATATCTTTATTTGTTTCTTTATAATCTTGAAAATTTATTAATTTATCTTTTGGTTGAGTAACATTTGGAATATTAGTCCAATAGTATCTAGCCCTAGTTTGATAACTAACTAAAGAAGAATTAATTAAAGCACCTGCTACACCCAAATAATTATCTAATTGATTTTTGCTATTATTTTTCATTTTTACATTTTCTAATAAAAAATATTTTGGCTTACAATCTTTTAATAATCTTAAATATTCATAAAATAATCTTGATTTATCACCTTCCAAACCTTTTCCATTTACTTTTGCATTTGAAAAATCTTGGCATGGGCTGCCACCTATTAATAAATCTATCTTTGGTAAATCTTTTGCACTTAACTTACAAACATCACCTACATGAATTGTGTTTGGATAATGATGTTTTGTTAATTCAATAGCAAATTTTTTTATTTCACTAGCATAATAATTGTCATATTTAATGCCGGCCCTATGCAATGCAAGTTGTCCACAACTCATTCCATCAAATAAACTCAATACATTCATATTTCTATCCAAAGTTGTTTGTTATAATACAAAAATCTTTTATCTTAAAATGTCTTAATGTTTCTCTATCTCGATAATCATTCCTGTAATCTTTTAGTTGTAATCCTAGTTCCGGTCTATGCACCAAACCTCTTGGATTTTTCATTGGGTCAATTAATTCTTTTTTTCTTTTGTTTAAATCAATATAGCCAAGTGTCTTAGATTTTTTCCACCACACAACAAATAAGAATGGTATGTGACTTTCATCACCATTTTGTATAGCCCACATATATTTTTTGTTGGACATAATCATGGTGTCGAATTGGTTGACATCTATATTGCGGCATCTTACCTCAACCATTGCGTCAACTTTCTTATTTCTCATACAAGCAAAATCAAACTCATAAGCAAGCGGCATATCATGGGCGGTAAAATTCCATTTATACATGACATATTCAATAACCTTTTGTTGATTATTTCTATCTTCATCATTCTCATAAAGGTGTGTTTTTTTAGTCATCTATATGCACATTTGACAAAATAGTAACAATGTTTTCATTCCAAATGTTTTCAAACCAATCGTTAGGTTGAACCGCACCGGATGACATAACTAATATTATTTTCATTATTTTATGGCTTGGTATGCTTTCACCATTACACCATCTATACCATTGTCTTTCTGTGCCTAAATCTCGCCATCTATCTTTCTTGGCAATACTATAAGGTGTTTCACCCATAGATTTTAAATATGATAATATTTGCATTTTTTACTCCTTACTTTCATATATTTCACTTACACGAATGTTATTTTAGTTGGTCTTTTTACAAACGCACACTTTAAGTCTTGAGAACAATTTTCATGCTCTAATGTAAAATCTTGTGTATATGTATCTTGATTAAGTATTGCATCAAAACTAAATCTAACACCTTTATAGTGTTTGTTTTCTAAAAAATTATGTAAAACCTCACCATCATTATATGTAGATAATATATTATCATCTAATTTTTTTGGTACTGTAAGATTTAAAACAAAACCTCTATCATCTAAAAACCACATTTTATTAATTTCAGGATAATATTCATTTATAGGATTTTCTTTCCAATAAGTTAAAATAATTTTACCTGTAAAGGTTTGCTTATCATCATTAAAGGAAAAATCTACTGACTTAATAAACTCTTTATTTTCATAATAAGAAATAACATGGGCATTATCGTTATGATTACCATTAAATTTTTCTTCTTTATCATTAGCTCCCCAATCATCTAAATTAAAATTAACATCAAAATCATAATCAGAAATTCCAATATAATCTCTTGCTTTTTTAATTGCTTTTTCCTTATCAGTTGATAGATTTTTTTGATGCTGCCAATAAAATATTTTACCATTAAAACCAATATCCCAACATTCAAGATACAAACAGTAAAAACCATTTTTATCACCGCTTTTAATTGTGTAATTTTTTTCTGATTTAGACATTATATTTTTCCTTGACAAAATTGTAATTGTTCAATTTTTTTTAGTGCAGCTTTGTTGGTTCTTAAAAGTGAACCATAACCTTCTTCACCTTCATCAATATGTTGTTCATACATATCAATTTGTGCAAAAATAGCTACTCGCATTTCTTCAAGTTGGGCTTCTGTAAACTTTATTTTATTATTCATCATGTTCTCCTCATTAACTATTACAAAATATATCTATTGCAAACTTATGTCAACACATTATTTTACATGAATTAAAATGACTATGTATAGGGTTCATGTGACACCCTTTAATGAAAATACAAATTCTATTATTCTTTGCACATGAATTATAAATTAAAAGAAATAGTAGTTATATTTGTTGCACTTATTAGTGTATCGTTTTTGGCTTTTGCAGAAGATACAACAACGACATCTAATATCACTAATAATACCACTCAAAGTATTTCATCATCATCTTCAAATTCTTCTGTTATAAATCAAACTAATACAAATAATTCTACAAGCAATATTACCCAAAATTCCACGACTGATAGCACTATAAATCAAACCAATAATTCTATTATTTCCCAAACCCAAGACATAACATCTAATATTACCCAAAATCAAAATGTAAATAATGTAGTCACGAACACATCAAATATAAATAATGTTAGCACATCACAACTTAATCAAGTTTCAGAAAGCAATGTCATATCTTCAAGTAAAAATATAAATGAAAACAAAAATGTTTCACAAAATTTTTCTGAAAATAAAAGCGTAAATAATAATACAAATATTAACCAATCAGTTTCATCATCAACGCAAAGGGCAACACAAACTATTAAATCACCTCCGGCTTCGGCTATTGCACCAAATGCTGCAATGTCAAGTTACTCACAAGACTTGTGTACCACCGGAGCAAGTGCGGCAGTACAAACACAAATATTTGGTATTAGTGCCGGTAAAACTATTGTAGATAAAAATTGTATTATTCTAAAAAACGCCAAAGCTCTTTTTGATATGGGAATGAAAGTGGCGGCAGTATCATTAATGTGTAAAGGCAACAAAGATGTTTTTAGTAGCATGATGGCGGCTGGCACACCTTGTCCGGTCATGGTTAATGGCAAAAGTTTAATTGGTGTTGATGCTATTAATTATTATGAAAATAATCCCAAAGAAAGACCTGACTATGAAGATATTAAACATAAATATGAAACAAAAGGTTATGAAATAAAAGCTTACACTAAGACAAATTTTTGTAAGAAATATAAAAAACATAAACTATGTATAAAATAATTCTATTACTATTTTTTTCTTTTGAAGTTCATGCAAACGAATTTATTACATCAAATAATTCTATTATAGACATAACGCAAAGTGGCACAGGTTTATCTTTACAAGATGATGGCATGGCAAATGTTCCAATAGGTTTTAATTTTATGTTTGGTGACCAAACTTATAACAACATATCAATAGCTATGAATGGGTTTATGACTTTTGATAGTGTTAATACATTCAATTCAAATGTTACTAGGCGTAGAAATTATCTTGCAGAGCAATTTCCATCTACCGGATATAATCAAAGTATTAAACCCTTACATTCAGATTTTATAAGAAGGTCAAGCGGTAACCAATCACCTTACTATCAAACATTAGGTGAAGGTGCGGCACAATATTTTGTTGTTATGTGGCATGATGTAAGTGAATATTCCAATGGTCGTAAAAGTACATTTGAAGCAATTTTATATGAAACAACAAATGAAATAGAATTTTTATATGAAGAAGTAAACATAGATAACCATGATGCAAGTATTGGTTTGCAATATAGCATGACTGACTATGTAGAATATCTTTGGTATGACGACACTAACCAAACATCTTTAGAACGAACAAGTTTTGCTATTACAACAAAAGAAGAAGTAGATGAAAGTTTTACATCATTAAGTTCAACTTGTTTAGAAAATAGCAATGTAAGTATTTATTGTTCTATTTATGATTTAGATACAAATAATGTTGATGTATTAAATGAAAATTCTTTTTTAGATAACATTTATGGCATTGAAAATAATGATGCAGATATTTATGGGTTTGACCAAGATGAATTAATTTATGGCAATGTCTTTACAATAAGTGTTGAAAATGATTACTTTGATGAACAAGAGAGTGTTGACCTCATAACAAACCTCGACACTCTCGACACCCCCCAAGATAATGATGAATTTATAGACAATAATGTTTTAATAGAGCCTATTGAAAACATATTATTAATTGATGAAGGGTTTGAAGATATAGGTTTTGAAATTACATCAATATCAGAATTACCAATTATAGATATAGAAAGTGACAACATAGATATTGTTGAATTAGAAATTATAGAAGAATTTTTTGAAGAAGAAATAATGGAGGATATTGAAGAACTTGAGGAGATTGAAGAAGAAGAACAAAATGAACAAATAGAAATTGTTGAAGAAAATGAAGAAGAAGAAGAAAACAATAATCAATCAATAGAAGTATCATTAGAAACTAATAGGCAAGGCGTAGAATTTGTAAATCAAAATGTATCATCATCAAGCCAACAAGAACAAACCAATAATCAAGTTGTTTCATCAAGTGTTAGTTTTGATGGTTCAGGTATAAACAATCAATCTACACAAGAAACACAACAACAAAATACAATTCTTTCTAATATAAACATTGTCCCTATTGATATGGGTCAAGGTTTAGGTGCAACTCAAATAGCAAGTGTTGAGATAACTAGCGTAGATTTGACAACACAAATTGAAACTTTAACAACGCAAGTCATGTCTATTAGTGAAGCACAACAAATAGAACAAAATTTTATAGAAAATAAAAAAGAAGAAATACAGGCACAAATCAATAGTCAAAATGAAACAGGAGAATATTCAATAACTTTACAAGATGACATTATAGGGCTTATGGGTTTTGTGCCTAACTTTAACCAATATTATATAAAGCTACCGGATAGACAAAATTTCTATCAACCAACCCAAATATATACAAATAATATTTTATATGATAACAACAATGCTATGGGTTCGTTAATTGGCATTTCAAACGCAAGACATAATATAATGCGTGGTCAATCAACAATAGAACAATTAAATAGGAGATACGAATGAACGATTTAATAAAAAAGGCACAAACTTATGTAATGCTTGTTGGGCTTATTGGTGGGATAGGTTCAGGCTTTTATGGATATGGACAGCTTATGTTAAGAGTTGACCAAATAGAAGCAAGAGAATTTGAAAGTGTTGACTTAGCACCACTAGAAACACAAATAGCTATTTTAGAAGAAAAGGTTGGCAAGTTAGAAAAAGCTGCCGACAACAACAAAAATCCTTTAGCACAATGAAAAAAGAACATAACGACATAGATGGTCTAAAAGCATTTTTAATAATATTATTAATGTTAGTTGGGTTTATTGCTATACAGGTTCAACTAAGTTTTTAACAAAAATAGTGCATTTTTCACCCATGATTTGCAATTAATATCAAGGTTGCTTTTTCAAATGATTTTACCAAAATAACCCCTAATCACTTAGGGGTTATCTCGTTTGGAGAACGAATTAAAACTTTTATTGATGAACACATTTATGATTATTTTTATTATTGTGTTTAGTCATGTTATACATGGTAGGGAATGGTATTCATTAGACCTTTGTATTGCCGCTTGTTCACAAAGAAAAAGGCGAAAAATTACAAATGAAATTGATGATGAATTAATCATATAATTGTATAAACGCAACCTATTTGTGTTGCCAATATAACAATATAAACAACACTAAAAAAATACTTTTCTAAAAAAATCTTACTCATAACAAACCTCTTAATTTGTTATATACCTTTTGTTTTTTCGTTCAAGTAAAATACATTCAAAATAAAAAAAAGAGGGTTAAAAAACCCTCCTTTTAATTTTATATTTTGTCTTTTATTATTTATTTCCCCATCTTGCAGGTATTTCCATCTCTAATGAATAATGATGAATGTAATAAAATACACTTTCTATTCCACTTGGCTCTATAACAAACTGCATTAAACCTTTATGTTGCTGTATACTTTCAACATCTTCATCGGCATATATTAATCCTTTTGATTGTAAAGAAGTTAAGACACCGCCAATACTTTTCATAGACATATCAGAAGTAGCTGGCATGATACTAATATCTAGTGCATCAATATAAGCTTGTGCATTTTCCATTAAATCATCTAAGTCACCTTCTTTTATTGCATACCATTTATAACCATTTTGTGATAATGTAAGTTTATATAGTGAAGTAAGAACTTGAGCTTCTTTGTCTGTAAGTTTTATAGTGTTAGTCATTTTTTTCTCCCTAATTACAATTATAAATTACCATACTGACATATATTGTCAACAACTAAATACACTTTTTTGATATTTTTTTTATTAATACTTGACCACAATTACGAACACTTATAAACATTATATATGGATAGTTTAGATTTAAAAAAATTGCCACTTATTTTAAAGCCAGATGAATGTTCAAATGATGAATACCATAATGGTTTTTTAAAAGATTTTTATGGTTCATCAACAATATCATCATTTGCATATTTAACACCTATTGAAGCTAAATTAAAAAATGATGAAGATTTTGCTGATACTATGGCAACAAGGCTTGGCAGTGCTTTTCATTTTATTATGGAGGATGAAAAAACTTATAAAGAAAATGTTATTTTTACAAAGTTAGATAACCGGTACAAAGAATATAAAGAATTAGCAAGTTCACTAAAAGAAGGTCAAATATTAATTCACGAAAAATTTGCCGGTGATATTCGAGGAATGAAAGTGTCTATGTTTAATCATAGCCTTAGTCATTATGTTAATACTATGGAGGCAAAAAAAGAATGGTCATTTGCTTACCAAGATGAATATGGGTTAAAAGTTAAAATTAGACCTGACTTTATAAGAAAAGGTATTAAAGATAAAAACAAAGATATTATTGTTGATTTTAAAAGTACAAAATCAGTTAATCCAAAAAGTTTTTCTAAATCTGTAAAAGATTATAATTACCATATACAAGCGGCACATTACATTGAGACTTATCAAAACATCACCGGTAAAGAAGTTGAAGAATTTGTATTTGCATGTGTTGAAAAAACATTTCCTTACCTTTGCAATTTTTTTACGCTTGGATATAAGACACTAAAAGAAGGCAACATTGCCTTAAATCATGCAAAAAAGAAATTAAGGTATTGTTTAGATACAGATGACTATGGTGGTTATGAAGAAACTTACAATGAAGATAAACAACCAATACCAACAACTATTGATATTGGTAATTTTAATTTTGAATATATAAATCCTTATGAGGAGGACATGATATGAATGAAAAACAAATAGAAATAACAAAAGATGAATATTTGGCTATGCAAAATGAATATGATGAAACAATGAACCATTATGACAAAGATGGATATTGTCATTTTTGTGGGCGGCATCAAGATGAAGGCATACATTACAAGTGTTGGAGATAGGAGGTATTAATGAGTAATAGAAATGAAATAGCAAATAAATTAAAAAAATTGTTAGGTGATATTGACCAACAAAAGTTTGGTGAAATTACTTGGACATTACCACAAAACAAAAACTTATACATTATAACAAATAAAGGTTGTCAAATGATAGCCGCTAAACAAGGTTTATATGTTCATTATGACCAACCAATAGTTATACAAGATAACATTGTTATAAAAGCAAAAGTTATAACAAAAGATGATAATTTAATTGAAAGTTTTGGTGAAGCAAATAGTAAAAATTGTCGTAATCCTTACCCTATATCTATGGCAGAAAAAAGAGGACATGATAGGGTCATATTAAAAGCCTGTGATGTTTATGGTGATATTTATAGTGAAGAAGAAAATATTGAAGAATTTAAAAAGCCTACAACAATACATGAACCTGAACCGGTTGGTTTAGAAGAAGTAAAACACAAAAATAAATTAGAAGGTTTTATGTTTGAAATTGATAACATAAAAAATCAAGATGAATTTGATATTGCTTGGGGTGACTTGCAAGTAAGATTAAAAAGTTCCGGCTTTACAACACCGGACAAACAAAAAATTCATAGTCACATAATTAGTAAATTTAAAATTAATAATAAATAGGAGAAAATATGAGTAGTTTAAACAAAGTTATGCTTATAGGTAATTTAGGTAATGACCCTGATATTGTAAATGATGGAAAAATTGGCAAGTTATCTGTTGCAACAAGTGAAAGCTGGAAAGATAAGTCATCAGGTGAAAGAAAAACAAAAACCGAATGGCATAGAGTAGTAATTTTTAATGAAGGTTTAGTTAGAATTGCTGAACAATACTTAAAAAAAGGTTCTAAAGTTTATCTTGAGGGTCAATTACAAACTAAAAGTTATACTGACAAAGATGGTGTTGAAAAATATACAACCGAAATTGTATTACAAAATTACAATGGCACACTAACTATGTTAGGTGAAAACAATGGTGGTCAAGCATCAACACCTTCACCAAAAAACAATACAGTTATAGATGATGATATACCTTTTTAAGCAATGAAAGTTACAATTAATAAAGATACAGCATTTTATGTTATTCCAACAAAAGACTTGTTAAGAATTTGTATTAACAATGATTGTTTTGAAAAAAATATGACCATTGATGGCTATTTTAATTTAATTACAAGTTGCTTGGATGCTATTCAAGAGATGAGGCGTGATGAATAAAGCATTAAATTCTACTATAAAAAAAATATGTTTTGATTATGAAGTTACTTTAAATGATATAAAATCATCAAGGCGTAACCCAAGAATAATTGAACCTAGATGGTTGTGTTGGGAATTATACAAAAATCATTCTTATCATTCTTTTCCTAAAATTGGTTTGATATTTAATCGAGACCACTCAACTATAATTCAAGGTTTAAAAAAAATTAAAACTAGGTATGGTGATAAGATAAAAAAATACGAAAAATTTTACCATGAAGAAAAAGAAAAATATTTGGACAAAGACTAAAATTAAAGATGTGCCTTGTGCGGCTTGTGGTAAAATGATTAATATGAATGGTGATGGGTGGGTGGTGAATGGGAAAGGTCAAATTGTTCATTATGGTGCTTTTACAGAATTTAAAGACCATTGTTTTAATAAATTAATCAAATAAACGCTTATACAAACGAAAAAAAAACTTTTATATAGTAAAACACCTTTATTTCCAACTATTGCCTGAAAGCCACGAAACAAGGCTATGGCGTGTTCCACTTAAAATAGGGTAAACTTTGTGCATTAAAAAGGCAGGAAAACAAATCATGTCACCTTTTTGTCTAGGAATAACAAAATCATCAACTTTATCAACTTCCACTTTTATGTCACCACCGGAATAATCTTTTGTGTTACTAAGTTGTGTTATAATTGTAAGTTTTCTATTTGGAATATGTGTATTTAAGTCTGACCAATTAATGTCCATGTGGTTGTCATACTTTCCACCCTTATTATAAGTCAAAAATTGTATTGGCTCGGCAAAACCTTTTATATCAAAATTGTAATATTTTTCATTTACAGTTTGACCAAAATCACTAATGACTTCTGAAACAAAACTTAAATCAATATCATCTGCACCAAATGATTTTACTTGCACATTTCTATAAGCATTGTTTTGACCACCGGACAAACCACCATTTAATGTTTTTTTCTTGTTCATTAAAGAATGTATTTGTTTTATTTGGTCATCACTTAACGCATTTTTTAAGTGCGTTACTTGTGGTGTTGACATTTTTAATCTGTTTCAGATTTTTCAGTAGTAATTGTAATTTCTATATCTTGACCTTTTGGAACATCTGCGTTCAAAAATAGTCTTGAAGAACTGCAACCAACTAATATAAATGCTGACAATAAAATTGTAATTCCAACACTAAAGCTGCCTACTGATAATTTTGTAAATATATTCATATTTTCCTCTAATTATAGTTTGCACTATATTACTTGTTTACAAGCCTATTAGCAAACCAAAAACTAATTATGCAACTAAACAACGCCATACTTTCATCTGACCATGCAGCTTGAATTGCCTTTAATGGTTCGTCACCTTCTTGTATTCCAACAATTACTTGTGCAATAGTCACAACACAAAAAACTATAAACATACAATATGTAATGACAGGTCTAACACTTGCTGATAAAGCGGCAATAAACTTTGATGGGTTTGCTTTAGAAAGCTGCTGGTCATGTTGGTAAACAGCTTTTGTTTGTTCGGTTATTGATTTAACAGTTTCTTCTTTAATTTTTAAAGCAGACAATTCTTTTGCCATCTTTATTTTATTTTCTTGAAGCAATAATTCATGTTTCATGTTTTGTTTTGCTTGAAAAAAATCTAAAACTTTTGGCATAAAGCCTGTACCAAACCCTAATAAAGAACCCAATAAACTAATCATTTTTTCTTTTTGCGTTTTTTCTTTGGAAAACCAGCTTTCATATTTGCATAAGATTTAGCAGATATAGTTGATTTTTTCTTAGTACGACTTGTTCCAGCTTTTTTTCTTTTATTTATGTTTCTATATAATGACATTTAGTTCTCCTACCATTTAGTTTTTGACGACCAATAAGCTGCTGACATTTTACCTTTAGCAATATTTTTACCATGTCTAGCTTTAAAACTTTTGCGTCTTGCTTTTTGTTTTGTTGTTTTAGGATTTTTACCTGCACCACTTACACCCTGCTGACCAAAACGAATTGTCTTTATTTTATCACCTTCTTTAGCAACAACAACATGGCTCTTTGTTTTATGTTTTGGAGTGCGTTTTGCTTTATTAAATCCGCTTACTCCGGCTCTTGTTAATCTTGGGTCTTTTGACATATCAACCTAACTACATAAACATTTATTAAATAATGTATTTTTTATTATATTAAAGGTGTTTCTTTCATTTTCAATAGTCATTTGTTTTTCATATATTTTTTTTGTTTTATTGTTTATTGGTAATATGAATTGTGCAATTCTTATATCTAAGGCTACTAAAATTAAAAAATCAACTTCATTATCATTATAAGGTCTTTTATCGCTACCATAGGCAGTTTGAAAATTGTATCTTAAAGACTTACCATCATTTTCATTATAACATTTAGCTGTTGCCTTAACTTGTACCCTCATTGGTTTTTGGTCAAACCATGCAACAATATCATATTTGTCTTTGCTAACTAAGTCGTTTTCAATCCCATAGCTTAACAAAACAGAACTAGCTAAAAGTTCTCCTTGCAAACCAATTTTTGTGGACATCTTAGGTAAACGCTATCTTTAACAATAAGCCTATAGTTGATGCACTTGCACCAATCATAATGGCTTCTATTCTATATAATCGTCTATCTATTGCCTCATATCTAGTTGAACAAGCGTCAACATGGTCATCAATTTTTTGGTTTACAGTTGCGGTTGTTGGTTTAGGCATTATTAATTACTTTCGTCAAATAAAGATGGGTCAACCCATGTATCTAATTGGTCTGACCAACCATTATCTACTGTATATCTCCATTTATAAGGATAAAAAGTATCTGGTGTACTATCAACAGAATATAAATTAGAATTTGATGTATTAACATCATTTATAGTTAATATTAATTCATCACTTCCATTAGTTATAGTAGTTTCTTTATCACTAATTGTAATAGTGTAATCATCAGGATAACAATAAATTGCAACATCTTTAAGTGGCTCTTTAATTTCAACATCTTCATCATTTACTATTTTTTTCCATTCTGTTCCTGTCCATCTGTGCATATTACCACTATTGTCTGTATAAAGAGCATCTACTTGAACAGCATTTCCATTTTCATTTGTAGTTGGTGGAGTATCATGTTTACCTATCCATTTAGATTGAAATTCCTCAACAGTCATACTTTCTTTTTCACCACTTAATAATACTTTTTGATTTATTGTGTTTATTATATCATCTTTTTTCCAAGTTATAATTTTTGGCATATTTGCCTCCTTATTCTTTTATTAAAAATGTACTTGCTGATGTAGCAATACCTATTTCTTTATGAGTTGATGTATCTACAGTTGCTGATGATGAAATAATACCATCATCTTTTTTTACTTGTATTTTTTGAGCAATAGTTAATCCACTTTGGTTGTCATCTTCTGTTCCTTGTAATTTAATTGTAACAGTTGCATTAGCACTAACACTTGATTGAGCAATACCAATATAACTATCATTTATGTCATATTTAATTGCACCCCAAACACCAGCATGACCTCCAATATTGTTGTAATCTCTATTTTGAGTAGCCCAACCTATATCTGAACCATTATCACCACTATCGCAAGTTTCCATTTGTGAATATTCATAAGAACTAACATAAAGTTGATGATAGGTGCTAAATTCTGATGTAACAGCTGATGATATTCCATCACTTAAATTTCTAATACCATAATAAATACGACCTTTATCGCTATTAGATGATTGTGTGCTGTCATAATACATGTGCATTATATACAATTTGCCTTGCACAACACGAGCAGAAATATCTAATTTATGACTTTCAGAACTGTTTGAATTTATACGCACTATTTCATTAAATGAACCACTTGTAACAGTTATATCACCAGAGTTTAAACCATCTGCACTTGCGTCATTAGGGTTAAATTTTGGAGCATATATTTTTTTATCCCTAACCATAAAACATCTTCCAACACCTGTTTCTGTAATAACAAGGTCTATTGCTGTGTCATCTTTATATCCCCAATTTGCAGTATTAATAGTTGTTCCACCAGAGTCTGTTGTAGATATATCAACAAAATTAGAAGATGTACCTAAACCTGTATAAGAATTTGAGTTAAAATAAAGCCTCCAAACTCTTACCTTATTATCAACCCAATTAAATTTTCTTGCATAATAAAAACTTGGAACTGTTGGGTGAGCAACAATACTATGTGCTGCTGGATAGCTAAGATAGTTATATTGACTTGCATTGATTGAATTTACTACAACATGATAATTATATTTATCATTAGCAGAACCATTTGGTCTAATAAAAAACCTAGAATTATACATTTGTATATAATATTCTGCGTTAAGAGCACCAAATCCTGCAACATAAGTTCCTGCGGGTTTTGTTGTAGCACTTTGACTATTTTCTCTTATATATGACCAATCTCCAGTAGCAGACACTAAAGATGGATTGTTGCCATTATAGTTACGGAGATAACTATTATTCATATTACCCATAGATTTTTGAATGCCAAAGGCAGAACCATTAAATGTTGCTGTGCCATATCTACAATATCCACTATTACTACTGCCACCACTTCCAACAATAACAAACATTTCATTACCTTCAAAATCTTTAACTCTATGTAATTTAACTATCCCCATATCTTCTGATACAAGCACTTGTTCTGAACCCCATGTAATAGTAGTACCTGATTTTGTACCTACTTTATAAGAAGCATAATAACTACTTGAGCCTCTTCTAAAAGTTACAATATATTTATCATATTGTTCAGAATAAACTATATGAGGATTGTTTCCGTTATTAGGATAAAGGTCAAAATTATCTGTTGTAGCTCCTGATGTGTGACTAAGATTTGCTGTATCTACCCAATTTTTAGCAAGACCTACTTTGCCATCAGAGTAAAGACCCACAGGTTGTCCTGCTGTAATTGCATATTTAGCTGTCTTGTCAACACTACCACCTGAAGCTGGTAAATTTGTTAGTTGTGAACCATCTACGGCAGGTAGCTTGGCATTACTATCTAATTGAACAGCATTAGTTGCTGATGTACCTGCTGCTAATGTTGCGGCAGTTCCTAATCCTAAATTAGTTCTAGCTGTACTTGCACTTGCTAAATCTGATAAATTTGATGCTTTTGCAGCCGCATTATCGGCTTTCGTTCCTTGTGCTGAAGTAGCATAATCAGTAGAAGCTGTTGTAGCAGCAGTTCCTAATCCTAATGTTGTTCTTTGTGCTGCAGCGTCTGCGTCATCTAATAGGGCTTTACCTGCTGCGGTTAAATCGTAAACACCTGCAGAACCACTTCCTGTAAATTGTATGCCTTTGTCGGCAGCAGAAGTAAGTCCTGCAATAGCGGTTAATTCTGCGTCATCTAGTCCTTGCACACTTGCGGCAGGGGTTGTTACATAATTACCCATATAGGCATGACTAGAACATTCATAATACAAAACATTTGGTGTAGCATCATCAACCGCAATCGTTGTATATGCACCTGAACTACCTGCAGTACCATTTGTTGTTACGCCTGATGTGTAAGCCTCAGCTTTTGCAGCGTCTTTATAAAATCTTAGTGGGTGTCCACTATTAGAACTATGTGCTTGGTCAAACTTGTAAAAATATTCTGTGTTTGCAGTTGTACCATCAACACCTTGTAATTGTAATGCAGGGCTTTCAATACCATTTAAGAAATATGCACTAGAACTACCATCACCATTATAAGGGTGTGCTGCAGTTTTTGATGCTACTGTTACAGTATATGTAATAGGAGAACTTGCTGAACCATATAAACCAAATTGTGCATTTAAGTTAGTTAATTGACTACCATCAAGAGCAGGTAATTTACCATTACTATCAAGTTGTGGAATATTGTTTGCACTTGTTCCAACATTTAAAACGGCAGATGTTCCTAAACCTAAATTAGTTCTAGCTGTGCCAGCATTAGCAACATCAGATAAATTATTTCCTGTTGCTAAAAATCCACTAGAGCTAAATGAGCCTTGTGTCCACGCAGAACCATTCCAAACAAACAGTTGATTGCTTGATGTATTCCAATATAAAGCACCTGTAACTAAAGCGTCACCATCATTGTCAACAGTAGGTGCTGATGACTTTTGACCCAAATATATATCTGTAAAACTATCTAATGATGAAGCGGCAGAAGTAGCACTTGCAGCCGAAGCCGTAGCAGAACTTGCACTAGCGGTAGCAGAAGTTGCTGATGCAGTTGCAGAAGTTGCGGCAGCCGAAGCTGATGTTGCGGCAGCAGTACCTGAACCTGCTATATCATCTACATATTTTTTTCTAGCAGCGTCATTATCTGCAGTTGGTGCAGCAAGACCTGTAACTTTGTTATCACCCATAGCAAGGTTGCCAGACAATGTACCACCACTTAGATTAAGTTTTAGTGCGTCTGCAGTATCTACATAAGTTTTTGTTGTAGCGTCATTTGCACTTGATGGAGCTTTTAATCCACTAACAGTATTGGAATTAGCGTCTATATCGCCTGTCATAGTACCACCTGCAAGTGGTAATTTAGCGGCTATTGAATTTGTAATTGTAGTTGAGAAACTAGCGTCATCACCTAATGCTGCGGCTAATTCATTTAATGTGTTTAATGCTGCAGGTGCGGAGTCAACTAATCCTGATACTTCGGTGTCAACATAGCCTTTTGTAGCTGCATCTGTAGAACCAGAGGGCGTGGCAAGTCCTGTAATTGTTTGAGATGTTGTACTGTCCATATCAAGTGTGCCATTTATGGTCACATTGTTAAATGTTGATGTACCACTTGTTGCTGTAACATTACCATCTATTGCACCGACAAACTTAGTATTTGCAGTTATTGTTGTTCCTGTAACTGCGGCAGGGGTTGTACCACCTACGACACCATCTACTGTTCCTGTAACATTGCCTGTAAGATTGCCTGCAAAATTTGTATTAGCAGTAATAACTGTGCCTGTAATAGCCGCAGGAGTATTTGCACCTATAACGCCATCTATATTACCACCTGATATTGTTACAGAAGAACCTAAATTTGCTGTTGAACTTGCGGCTAATGTTGTAAAAGCTCCTGTGCTTGCACTAGCACCACCAATAGGTGTTCCGTCTATTGTTCCACCATTAATGTCAACTTTAGCAATAACAACCGACCCTGTACCATTAGGAGTAAGGTTTAGGTCACCATTAGTATCTAAAGTAACAATGGTATTTCCATCAAGATGAAGGTTGTCTATTTTTATTGTTGATAATGCTTGTGTGCCTAAATTAATGTCAGCAACTTGTTTCATTATTTCACGCATTGCGTTATTTATATTACTTGGTGAGCAACCTTCACTAATATCTATACTGTTTATATCAGTATTAGATGAAGCTGTGTCTGACCATGTGGTAATGTTTGTTTTGCTCATTTTGTACTCCTAATTACTATAAATTATCTTCTGCAATATTTCTTGATGTTTCTTGTATTAAAGATGTTGGGTTTCCTATAATTGCTTGTTGTGAAATTTTACCTGTCGCAATAAGTGTTTGGACAATTTTCTCATAAACTTTATCATAGCCAGAAATTTTAATATCACTTTTTATCTTTAACAATTCTTCTGGGCTTGCGGCAGTCATAAATTCATACACTCTATCAGCATAACCTCGTTGATAAAGTTCTGGTTTTGATGCAACATCTTTTGTAGATATTAATTTTTTTATAATTTCTGATTTTGACATATTAGCTATATCTTTACTTTCCGTTATTATTTTATTTGCCCTTGAAATTTTTTCAGCAGTATTTGATTTGTTTAAAACTGAATTGCTAGTATTTTTCATTTTTACAATATCAGTTAAATTATTAATTAATTTATCGCCTTCACTCTTGCCTAATATAATTCTTAAAAAATCTCTATTGTTTGGTGTTTTTATAACATTTAAGGCAGGATTTGCACCCATGCCCTCAACACCTGTGTTAACTGTTTGTGTTAATCTTTGTTCAAAAAAATTATACACACCTTGTTGAAATGATGTCTTTTCACTTTTTGATAAATTATCCATAATATATTGTAATTCTTCAACTGTTTGTATTTTTTGAAAATTATAGCCATCATCTAATGCTTTTATTACTTCACTATCACCAGCAAATTCGTCACGAGCTTTTTTATATGCAGGATTTTTACTATCTAACCAAGATAAATAATCATTTAAGTTTCTTGTTCTTATACCTTTTTCAGTATTATCAATAGCAACCTCACCTTTAGCTTTACCGGTCTGCAAGGCTTTGCCATATCCCATTTTAATATAATGTAATAATTCAGTTTTCATTTCTATTATTTCATTATTTTTGCCATCAACAATTTTACCATTTTTAATAAAAACTTTAGGCATTTTTACACCATCAAGTTTTGCTAAAGTTAATGCTCTTTCAAAGGCTTCTTCAAAATCAGGTTTTGAAATAATATTTTGAAATTCAATATCATTTTTAATATTTATTTTTTTTGCGTTTGCTATCTTATAAATTGCATCTGCTTTGACACCCCTCGTGTGTAACAATTTTTTTAAGGTTTCAAACCTTAAACCTGTTTCTGGAAAGGCAATTTCAAGTTCACTTTTTACTCTTTTATTTAATGTATTGTTTCTATTTTTAAAAAAGTTTCTTATATCTCTTGCTTTGTTATTTTCGCCAAGAACTTTTGCAGCAATAATCATCATTTGGTCATCATCAACTTCAGGTGCATCAATTAAAGAATAACCTTTTTTATTTTTTTTAATTACATTTTCAAAAAAAGTATCTATATTTTGACCGCTAGTTTCAATAAGTTCTCTTAATTCTTTTTCGGCTCGTTTTTTTCCTAATTTTGATGCTCGGCTTCTTCTCAAGGATATTAGATTTGATGCACCATCACCTAATGGTACTGCAATAGTATTAAAAACACCTGAAATAAAAGCATCTCTTGCAGCATTAAGTCCTTTTGATTGTAAAGTTTCAGGTACATTAATTTTTCCATCTTCCCTTAATATAACTTCACCTTCACCAACACCATAAATGCCACCTTCAATAACTCTTGTTCCAATTCTTGCTTTTTTACTTTTTCCTTTTTCAAATTTGCTAAAAACTCTGCCTAATGGATTTGCAAAAAAACCAGCACCTTCCTCTATCGTTGATTGAATTGGAAAGTTTTGTCTTTGAAAATCTTTTGTTTTATCTGCTAATACAGCACCTTCACCTATTGTTAAATCTTTACTAAGTAAACCTTGCAGTCCTCCAGCAAAATCATCAGCAAAAGCTGATGATACACCACTTAAAACAGGTGATAATCTAGGTGAAATAATTGATGTTTTACCTCTTAAACTTGGTGCAAGTTTATAGCCCTCAGGTAAAATTTTATTATTTTTAAATTCATTATATATATCAAGTGCTTCTGATGAACTTACATTAACACCTTTTGGTGTTGTTAATGTAAATTCTTGATTGTCTTTTTCAAAAGAATATTTAGACATATTATGTACCCTCTGATACTTCTTTAAAGTTTAATAAACCATCATTATTTTCAGTATTAGATAAACCTTTAAATTGTTCTTTTAAATTTTCAACTTCACCGGCAAATTCTTGAGTTAATTTGTTAGTCGCTATCATTTCTAATTCTGGGTGTGTTTTAGAACCACCAAATTGTGAACTTACTTCCACATATAATGCTTGATAACGAATTTGCCTTCTTTGAGCAATTTTAAGGGCATTTATTAATAATTGATTTGATTCTTTAGATTTACCTAATGTTGGTGCTGCCGCTTGAACAAACGCCAAATCTCTATCAGTTGGATTTACACCTAACATTTTTACTAGAGGTAAAACTAAATTATTACTTAAAGCGTCAAAACTTGTTAATTGTGAAAGTTGTGTTCTTCCTTCTTCATCAACTAAACCAAAAGCATCAAACAATCCAAGTGCGTATTTTCTTATACCAGATAAAGCACCTGTATCAAAATTAGGGTCATCTAACATTGATTGCATAATGTCTATATTTGGCAATGCTTCACGAGCTGCATTTGCTTTTTCAGTCATAGTTTTATAAGCGGTAAGTTTTGCTTCTTGTTGTAATGGATTAACTTGTTTAACATACTTATCCATATATTCTTCCAAAGGAATATTCATTGCTTTAGCAACTTTTTCATAACTTGTTCTTGTGTCTTTTTCATCACCATATTTTGCTTTTCTATAAGCACCCATTGGGTCTGCTTGAACATTTGAGCCCATTGGTCTAGCCGCACCCATTCTATTAAATTCTTGTGCCATTGCTAACATTGGTGCTGCTTCTGTATATGCTCTTTCAAGCCTATTAAATATTCCTTTGTTAGCAGTTCTAGGTGGTTGGATTTGTTGAGCAATAGTTGGTGGTTGCACACCTTGTCTAGGTGTTGTTCTTAAATCTACATTTGGTGAAGCAGGTAGGTTTCTTAATGATAAAGTGTCCACATTAGCAGGTGGTGTTGGCGTTTGTGGTAACATTGGTCTTGGCGTAATGCCAAGAGGGTTATTACCCATATTTTGCATTGAACTTTGTAAAAGACCACCCAATGACGCATTTGCTGTACTTGCCGATATTTGGTCAAGCATATTTAATCTTTTTTGTTTTTCTTGTGGGGGTAGATTTGAATTTAATATTTCTTGTCTTGTCATTTTAATTTCCCATAAATCCTTTAATGCCTGTTCCAATACCAACAATACTACCAATAGTTCCTAACGCTTGGTTAAATGGATTGTATTGATAAGGTGAACTTTTTGAACCATAATTTCCTGCAGCAGTTCCAACTTGACCTAAGAATTGATTTAAGTTTTGTGCAGGTGCTGATTGAAGGAAATTAAATCTATCCATATTAGCTAAAATATCTCTTTGTGCTTGTTGTTGTCTTACTTGACCAACTTTAGCTAAGTTTGAATAATCAGTATAATCTTGGTTAGCAAGAGCAGGTACATTAGACAACATAGCATTTTGTCTGCTTCTTTCGTTTTCATAATTTTTATAATAGACATCACTAAGGGCGTTTGTAAGGGCGTTTTGATTGTAAGCTGACCCCAATCTACCTGCTTGTGAAAAAGTGCCTTGTACCCTATCCGTTACAGGGTCAACAACGGCTCTTTGAAAATAAGGATTTGTGTTTGCGTTTAAAAAATTACCTTGAAGTGTATTTAATGCTAAATCTTGCCCTTGTCTTTGTAATGGTGAACCTGACAATGCCCTATTAGTTTGCAAATTCATAGCCATTTGTTGTTCAGGGCTAAAACCTGCAACAGTATTTTCTGGAAAATAGTTTAAACCTCCGCCCTCACCATAAAGTCTTTGGGCTTCATTTGCTCCATAGGCTAAAAATGGTGCTGCATACGCAGGGGGGTTTGTAGTTGAAACTGATGTTCCTGTTTTATCGCCACCTATACTCATTATAAACTCCTTATTGAAATTGTACCTACTTCTTCATAGGCTCTATCTTTATCTTTTACTCTTGACCAACCTTTGCGACCCATAATCATTGATTTTTTACAACCAATAGATTTAGCCCACTCACAAATTGGCTTTTCCATTTCTTTTAGTTCTTCTAAGTCACCACCACCTAACCAAAATCTTAACATTTTGTATTTAGGGTATGTGACTATTTCAGTTACACAAGCTGACTTTTGACCTGTCCAAAGTTGTGCATCATTTCTTGTAATTGCATAATAAATATCTTTTTCAGTATGCGTATCAATGCCTCTATCTAATGCTTCCAAAATATATTTTCGTGACTTTAGCCACGCTTCTTTATCCAATGATGATGTATTCATATTGTCTTGATGTTCCACTACTATTATGTGTAATTGTAAAAGAACCATTTGTTCTTGTTGATACAAATAAACTTGTTAATTCACTTGCGGCATTACTTGATTTTGGCATAAACAAAACAACGCTGTTTTCACTTGCACGAGCATCATTTACTGTTGTTGTAGAAGATGAGGTTTGCAAGGTAACGCTACCGGTAGAATTTAATCCGCCATCTATTGTTCTGTTAACTATTTCAGCAACTAATCTAGGGTCACCACCGGCTTGTGGTAACTTTCTATATTGATTGTCTGCCATTTACCTTTTCCCTGTTGTCTTTGCCTCTAATTCCACACCTTGAATATATTTCCAAGTGCCTGATACATTTAATCTTACCTTATGATACCTACCTTGATTTGACCTAATGTTGCAATATCCATTTGCATTTAAAGATGATAAATTACCAAAACTATCACTATCAACTTGTCTATTTCTTGTTGATACTTGTGCCGATATATCCGGTGTTGTTCCTTGTGCAATTTCAACATAAGGTATTACATTTGTTATAATGCTTGTTTTACCACCACCGGTATCTAAATCAGCTGTTTCTATTAAAGCCGCTTTATTGTTGCCAGAAAAAGTATGTATTTTTTTGTCTTTTGCACCACCAAAGATAAATTGACCGCCAATATAAATAGCACTATCTAATGATGCCGGTAATCCATCTAAGGATGTACTTATAAAATTTAATTCTTCAAGGGTATAATTAATAGTCATAAAAGAAGATATTAATTCACAATCTAATTCTGCATAAGACCATCTATCTAAAGCATAATTATATATTAACAATCTATCCGGCTCATCATTGTTAGATGAACCTGATGTATAAGACCAAACAACTATTTGTTCTGTTGGGTCAACAGCGGTTGACATTCTTCCTTTGTTTCTAATTGTAAAATCATCAAAGAAAAATCTATTAACTTTTTCTGCACCTATTGGTGTTGATGTTCTACCATCAAATTTATAAAAACCATCATCTGATAAATAAAATACAGTTGAACCAACATTAGCAACAGAATTAGGATAGTTACAACCAAAACCTGTTTGCACTTTGTCAAATTGAAATATTAAAGGCGTTCCACTATAAGTACCAATAACAATGCCTTTTTCACATAATATTGTTGCATATTCACCACCAACAATGCCGGTAATTTCACCCATATCAAATATATCTTGTATATCAGATTGATTTGTTCCTGCAGTCCAACCGGTATGTGATGCCAATGATGACCAATACAATCTATTTGTATATGTTGTGCCGCCATACTTTACATTGCCGGTAAAAACAAAATCACGAACAACCGCTATGTGTTTTGCGGCAGGTGAACCTGATATATCTGCAAACAATGAACTTGTACCATTATCATATACTTGTAATATATTGTTGTGTCCTGATGCACCAATAACAAAACCACTAAAGTCTATAAATTTCCAAACATCTGTATCATCAAGTGTTGTGTAATTACCTGATTTAGATATGTTTGTTAAATTAGAATTTGATTTTGTAAATTCATATAATTGGCTAGCATCACCAGCAAATATTTTTGGGTCACCACTACTATCTTTTGCCGCAAATAAACCTCTTATTCTACCACTTGCAGCATTGCTATAAGCCGATAAATCTTGCAAACCTCTATAACCTTTTGCAGCCGGTATTACATTTTTAGCAACTGTAACACCACTTGCGTTATCAGGTTGGTCTGGTAGCCATTCACCAAATGACATATTCATCATTATGTCATCTCACTGTAAAGACTTCGCATTTCTAAACCAGAACCATAACTTCCTTTTTCATCATCAATTCTAATTTGTTGCAATGTTAATTGTATAAGTTGTTCATATTGTGCAGCTCTTTGTTCATCAAGCAAATATGTATAAGCATGAAATAAACTACCATACAAATATAAGTCAGGGTATCTAGTTAAAATAGTGTTTGATGTATTACTATCACTTAATGATGCAACGCCTGATTTGTAAGTTAATTCTATATTATATGCACTATCAGGTATTGGTGCTAAAAATAAATTATCGCCAATAACACTATAAACTCTTGGTAATCCTGTGCCGGTAGTAGAATGTTCTATTTTTACTTGCAATGGTGTTAAGTATCTTAATGTTACTCTTGGATTATTCATAACTTTAACATTTCTAATAGTTCTTAAATCAGTTGGTAAAGAAATATAAGCATTGTCAGGTGTTGCTGATAATGTTGTTCTATTTTCTTGTGACCTTGTTTCTAGTTCACGAGATATGCGACTTTCTGCTAAATCAATAAATGTATCAATTTGAGATGTTAAATCATCTCTAGCTAAAAAATCAGCAATAGCTGTTTTAAGTTCTGAATAAGTTGTAATTGCCATTATATATTACCACCGCCTGTTCTAAAAAATTTGTTGTCAGGGTCATTTAGCCATCTAGCCCACGCCCTTTTGTTGTGCTTTGGTTCTCCAAGTTTTTCTATTAAATCATAATATAAATTTGCAGGTATTTCTGCAATTTGTCTCATGTGGTTTTGGCTTCCAACAAGATTATATGGTTTGTAATCCATATCTAAGTCTTTTGCTTTTTTAATTATTTCTTTTGTTTCTTGTTCTACCGAAACATAATGCTGACCATCATTACCACCATGAAAATAAGTTGTTTTCTTTTGATGTGGGTCATATCCAATAATTTTTTTTGTCATTTTTATCTCTTGATTTTAGGGAGCTGCCATTAAAGACAGCTCCCATTTATTAGACTAAGATGTACTTAAATCAGTCACCATTGCATGAGCTTTTGGTGCAGTTGGAACAAATGTCCATTCTGATATTATTGCAAACTTAGTTGCATCACCGGTTGGTGCTACATCTGAAACAGAAAATAATCTGTTAGGTAAATGACCAACTGAATAATGGTCACTATCTAGCAAGAATACTGTATCATTTGGCATTTGTCTGTCTATTGTGACAGATAACTCACCAAAGTCTGTTAGATACATTGACACACTTCCAATAATAGCAATTTCTTTTGGTGCTGAATATTGAAGTTGTGCAGTTGCTACTGAGCCACCTGATAAGTCACTAAATGCGACTTTGTTAGCAGGTGAAACAACTAACATATCTGGTTGTCCACCATCTGTGTATGCTAATTTCATTGCAGCGTCTATTTTAGCTAAAGTAAGTGCAGCGTTTGTGCCAGCTTTGTCAGAAACATCACTACCATCACCGGTTGGTGTTGTAGATGGTGATACTAGATTTACATTAGTTATATAAGAACTAATTTTACCAGCTTTTCTTGGGTCTGATGCTGAACGAGCTTCATTTTTACATAATGCTTTTTCAATATCTCTGCGTTGCTCTAAGCCTTTTAGAACCTTGACATAAGCGGTCTCTTTATCCCTACCTGCTTTGTCAACACTATCTAAAGTGCCTGATACTGATGCGGCTTGGATTGAGATTTGATGATAATTGCCAAGTCTTGTTGTTACAGTTGGATTGACATAAGAATAGTCTGCACCTTCTGCGGCATAGTTATCATCAGCTGCTGCTGTTAGTTCTTGTACTTGCCATTCGTGAAATACGCCTGATGTAGTTACTTTTTTACCATTAGAAAATATTGGTGTTTCTGCAGGGTCTATACGAGTAATAACATCTGACAAATCTTCTCTTTCACCGATTGCGTTTGCGGTTTTATATGTTGCCATAGTTTTTTCCTTTTTAGGTTATGTGGATTTTTGTAAAAGATAATCAACAGCCGAATCCATGCTACCTGTTGACCTTAACTTACTAAAGGCTTTATCAACCTTTCCTTTTTTTAGGTCATTAGAGGTTGTTATTTTCTTTCCAGACTTTGCCATCTTTGGTGCTTTGCGTAATTTTTTTTGCATAAGAGGTTTTTTAGTTTGTAATTCATCAAACATCATTGCTTTTCTCAACATTAATATTGCCCTATGGTCGGTAGCTTGACTTAATTCTGCATCTGTAAATCTTTCCCTTTCAGGTAAATTTTTTGCATAATTTACAATCTTCCTTTTTTCACTTTCGGCAATTTTCTGGTCTTTCCACTCCGGTATAGCATCATTCAAGTATTGTTGTGATTGTGCTATAACCTTTTGCATTTGTTGTTGACCTTCAATTTGTTGTTTATATTGCAACTCTTGATTTGTTTGTTGAACCCTTGCTAAGTGTTCTCTTTTGTCTCGCCACGCATCTTTTTGCCTAACATATTCCAATGGGTCATCTTCATATAATCTTGTCCATTGTTCTTCTGTTGGCTCATTTTGAATGTCACTAGATAGTTGCTGGTTTACTTGCTCTAAACCTAAGCGGAGATTTTCTCTCTCTTGTAAAAGTTCCGATTGTTGCTGTTCAAATTGTTTTTTTTGGCTAGCAAGTTCGGTTGTCTTTCTAGTATAATCAGATTGTCGGCTATAACCTGCAGCTAATTCGTCAAGGGTAACATCTTTATCTTCACCATTAATCTTAACAGTAATATATTCTTGTTCCTCATATTCCTCAGCTTCGGCTTCAGTTATTGTTTCATCTAATTCTTCCGATACATCTTCTTCAACAGCTTCAAGTGGCTCATCTTGTTCTTCAACTTGATAAGGTTCTTCACTTATTGGTTCATCTATATCTGTAATGGTTTCAGTTTCGTCAACTTCTACCTCTGGTTGTACCTCTTGATTCGGTTGTGGATTATCTTCTGTTTCCTGCCTGTCAAGTAGTAGGCTTGTGGCTTCCGCCATGTTGATAGGTTCGTTCCCTGTTGGGTTGTCGGCTGTCATTTTTTGCTCCTTTAGACTGCGTTATGCTTGGTCTTAGTTGATTTTTGTTAATTGGTCATTTGCAATCTTACCGGTTGCAATGACATTTTCTATGTGTTGCTTAACTGTTTTAAGAGTTTTCAACATCATAAAAACTGTTTCACGAGGTTTTTGTTGTTCAATAGAACTATTTTCCCATGCTGTATGGTATTCTTTTTCTAAATAATCAAAAGCCTCTTTTAGAATTTCGTTTTCAAGTAATGCTTGTGCTTGTTTACCACGAGCAATTTCTTTTTGTATTTTATCCATGTTATCCATTTTTATTTCCTTTTATGTATATTGTGCTATTTCTTCTTCCGTATAACCTTTTTCAAGTAATGACGCTATTTCTGTTTCTGTTAAATATTGATTTTCGTTTGTAGCAACAATAGCTTTGTTTCCAAGTAATCCCATTGTGTCAACTCCGCCAAATTGTGCAATATTTAACATTGTGTCA